TCTAATCTCTGATGGATTTAAGGCAGAGGCATTTACAAAAGATGACCAGGGATATGTTACTGGTATTATTGCACCACAAACGGTTCCACAAAGTGAATCTAATATAGATCTATTCACTCTTGATGTTGATAAAACAAAGCAAGTAGGTATTAATAGTCATCTCTACCTATTTGGATTTACAGATCAAGATAACCCACCTGCAATTATTTCTCAAGGTTATCGTATTGGTGCCAGAAAAAATGATAAACTATTTGTCAATCTTACTAGTGGAGCTGGTACAACTGCATATTCTGCACCAATTCTAATTACCGACAATATAATCGGTGCAGCAACCACGATTGCAACTGGTCTAGGATCTAAAGAAAGAATTACTAAAATTGTTGGACTAGATGCAGAGGGTAGATTTAGTTGTCAGGTCAATCACAACCTAGTAACTGGTGAGAAGGTTCGTATTATAAGTGAAGACGGCGATTTACCAGAGAATCTAGTTGAAGATAGAATATACTATGCCATCACTGATGGTATTAATCTTGCTCTATTCCGTGTTGCTTCAACTTCCAGTGATGCACTTAGAGGAGAAGCAATTACAGTTTATGGTGGAACTGGTTTAAGAGTTGAAAGTCGTATATCCGATAAAGCTGCAAACGAAATTGGATGCCCTGTACTATTTGATACAAATCAAAATAACTGGTTCATTCATTGTAAGGAAGATAATGATATCTACACAGAGATTGTTGCTAGAGGTGTAACAGGTATTGGTGCTCAAACCAGTGAAACATTTATCAAGAGACTTTCTGATAACAGATCCATTGGAGACAAAGTTTATAAACTAAGATATTTTGTACCAAAAGAATCAACGATCGGTAGAGATCCAGTAAACGGATTTATTCTACAGGATAGTAATAACACATCCAGTAGAAATGATCAGGACTTCACTATTTCTTCTATTGATACATCTGATTTTGAATTTGATAGAAACCCAAGATACATTTCTACTTGTGCCACAAGTGGATCAACAGTTACAGTTAGAGTTGATAAGCCACATGACCTATTTGTTGGTGATATAATTAATATTCTTGATGTACAAAGTACAACAAACACTGCTGGTATCGCAAAGAGTGGATTTAACGGTAAATTTACAGTTACTGGTATCCTCGATGATCTGACCTTTACACATGGCACTACTGATATTGATAATATCGGGAGATCCACTGGTGATTTCACGTCTGACATGAACACCAGAACTCAACTCATGGCAAGATACCAGAGAGTTGATAACAATAGAAATGTTTCACTATACAGATCTGAAATAATTCAACAGCACAATCCTGGTATTAGTGATGGTATCTACCACTTCAACATTCTTTGTGCTGATAACCAAATCGTTGAAGAATTTGATAATCTAAAGTATCTACCTGATATTGAGAGATATTATCCTCAGTTAGATAGAGACAACGTTCTTGCAAACCCATTAGCAGCTAAGTCTTTTGCAAAGAGATCACCAATTGGTGATGTTGCAGTTGACGATCCAGAAAATAGTATCACTAGAGAAAGTATTGACAAAGTTTCTAGAGTTATTGGATATGGTAGAACAGTTGTTGGTTTTGAAAGAAATGATATTGTCGGTATTGTAACTGTAACTCTAGATCGTCCACATGGTTTCTCTGGTATTGTAACTTATTCAACACTAACTGGTGGTAGTGGATTCACTGAAGGTGATTACTACAACGTCAAGTTGTTGAATAATGGTACTTCCGACTGGGATGGTGGTACAGCTAGAGTCACTGTTGGATCAGGTGGTGCTGTAGAGAATGTTCAAATAATTAATCCTGGTTCTGGTTATGGTGCAGAAACTTTAGATCTAGATGGATTTACTGGTGCTGAAGTCGCATTCACAACTGCTGGAATCTCCACATTCATCAATAATTCAGTTCAACTAACTGGTATTGGTAGCACTGCAACAAATGCTTATCGTGTTCTTGGAACTCCAGATAAGAATAAAGTTTCCTTTGCTGTAACAGCAGGAGATCCAAATCCTGTTAATGATCAATACTTGGTTGATTGTGGCCGTTCAATTGGTATTAAGACTATTAGTGCAGTTACTGCCAATGTTCAAACGATTGAAACAAATGAAGCACACGGTTTAGTTTCTGGTGGTAGTTTCAATATCGTTGATACTAACAACAATAGTTTCCATGGATTTACTGTCCTAGAAAGAGTTGGTATTCTTACGTTTACTGTTGATGGATCTAATCCTATTACACAAACATCACCATCATTCTTACTACCAACAATTTATGATGCAAAAGGTGGGTCAATTGATGCTGATACTGAATCTATTGGTTCTAGGGTAACATCAATCTTCCTACATGATGATGCAATTCTTGGTAATGATTTAGGAAGTGCAGAAGTAGATAATAAAGTTATTCTACAACTTTCAAACTCTGGTATAGGAACAGCAGAGAGATTCCCAATCGGATCTTATATTCAGGTTGGATCTGAGATCATGAGAATCGCAGACTCAACCCTATCTGGATCTTCTAACAATGAACTTACTGTAATCAGAGGATATTTAGCTTCTCAGACTGCAACTCATCAAGAGGGCTCAAGAGTTAGTAGAATCAATGTTAGAGGAATGGAACTTCGTAGACCTTCAATTCTAAGAGGTTCTGGTCATACTTTTGAATATCTAGGTTATGGTCCTGGTAACTACTCAACTGGTCTACCACAGGTTCAAAATATTACATTAACTGGAAGAGAAGAGTTCCTAACACAATCTCAGAAGAGATCTGGTGGTGTGGTTGTATACACCGCTATGAATAATGATGGTGACTTCTTCATTGGTAACAAGATTATCAACCCATCTACTGGTGAAGAAACAACATTTGATGCCCCAATTCCATCAATTAGAGGTGAAGATACTTCAGTTCTATCTGTTATCTTTGATGAAGTTACTGTTAGACAGAGATTACTTGTTGAGGGTGGCCCATCTAAGACACTATTGTCTCAGTTTGATGGACCTCTAAGAGTTAATAATGTTGTTAATATTTCTGGTAATACTAAGATTGATGCAAACCTTGAAGTTACTGGAAGATTCAAATCTAGTGGTAGTGCAGATATTCAGGGTGCCCTAAATGTTGCTGGTGTTGGTACATTCTCTGGTAAGATTGAAGGTGATGCTGGTATTGATGCTGCTGACATAAGAATTGGTGTTGGAGCATCTACTGCTAGAATTGAGTCACTTGATAGTGAGAATCTGGTTCTCAAGAGTGCTACAACCAATGTCATGGTTGAGGACAATCTTAATGTTGATGGAAACATCACATGTGACAGAATTGAGGCTGATAACATCATCCCGATCGGTGGAATCATTCCATGGTCAGGAACATCATCAAACTATCCAAGCACTGGATGGCTTGTTTGTGATGGATCAGCAGTTAGTCAGACAACATATGCTGGACTATACGACATTCTTACGGATGGCGGAACTGTATTCCCATACGGAGCAAATCCCGATGGATCAACATTCCTAATTCCAGACTTAAGAGATAGATTCCTTGTAACTGCTGGCACTACATATAATCGTGGTGGTACTGGTGGACAAAAGGATAACAGCGTAATTGATCATACTCATACAGTTACTAATGATCCAGTAGCATCTCACGCTCACAATATTGGTAATGAAGCTGCTCACACTCACCCATCCAGATCAGTTGATGCTCACGATCACAACATTGATCCGATCGGAGCTCACTCACACACCGTAAACCCAGTAGGTAGTCACGGTCACCCATCTAGAGGTAATAACGCACCACACTCACACACCGTTAACCCTGGTGGTGGTCATGGACACCCATCTAGATCTGCTAATGCTCCACACTCTCACCAAGTTCGTCGTTTCAATAGAGGTAGGGGCCAATATTTCCAGGGTAGAAGTGATTCCCGAGTTAGTAATCCAGCATTCAACACCTTACCAACTACTGGTAATAATGCCCCACACTCACATACCGTAAACCCAGTTGGTAACCACGGTCACCCATCTAGAGGTGCTAATGCTCCTCATAGTCATACTGTTAATCCTGGTGGTGGTCACACACACCCATCTAGATCAGCTGGTGGTCACACTCATAATGCTGATCCAGGTGGAGCTCACTCACACACCGTTAATCCTGGTGGTAGTCACGCACACCCAATCGGAACCAATGGTGGACATACTCACCCTGCCACAGCTGACCCCGCTGGTGTATCTGGAGTCAATAGAAATCTACCTCCTTACTTTGGTCTTTTCTATATTATCAAGGCCCTATAACTAAATACATAAAAACACCATATCGATGGCAAATTTTAAGAAAGTATTTAATTTTAGGGAAGGTGTTCAAGTTGATGACCAAACATTTGTCGTCAATGGTTCCCTAGTTGGTATCGGAACCTCCATTCCGACAAAATTTTTAGATGTTAGATCAGAATCAGCATTTAGCGGACTAAGTACGTTTACTGAAGTTCGTGTTACTGCTGGTGCATCTTTTGAAACTGGAGTTGGTAAAAGTGTAGTTGTTGGTAATTTTGAATTCAATCAAGGTATCGTAACTTCATTTACTGGAGTTGTTACCTATTTTGGTGATGGTTCTCAACTATCAGATCTTCCAACTTCACAGTGGGTAGATGTAGACACTGGTATTGGTGTTTCTAGTGTTTACAATGGTGGATTTGTAGGAATTAGTACACTTAATCCACAATATCAGCTACAAGTTGGTGGAAATCCTGAGCAGGGTAGTGACGGATTCGCTGTAAATCTTGGAAATGTATATGTTTCTGGTGCAATGACTGCATTCAGATTCGTTGGAGATGGTGCTCTCCTTGTAGATTTAAACGCTAGTGAGCTCACTTCTGGTATTGTAACTCAAGCAAGAATACCAAGATTAGAACTAGATAAGATACCTCTGATTCCAGACTATAAATTAGAGCAAAATTTACAAATTAGTGGAATCTTAACGGCTCAGGGTGGATTCATTGGTAGTGTTACTGGAGATATTGAGGGTGATATTATTTCACCTGGATTCTCAACATTCACTGATGCTGAGGTAACTGGATCATTAACCGCTGTTGCGTCTACTGCTTTAAGTTTACAGGGAACTCCAGATATTAGAGTTGGTTTCGTATCTGCAAATACTATTGATGCTGGTATTGCACTTACTGTTACTAGAGCGGATGTAACTGGTGATATTAGTGTTGGTATATTAACAGTTGTCAATGGTAATGTTAAGGTTGGTGCCGAAGGTATCGAGTTTAATGTAACTGATGGAAAGATTGGTATTGGTACAACAGTAGCAGAAACTTCAGAAGTTGTTATTCTTGGTGCAGAAAATGCAAGACTAGAAGTTGTAACCGAGAGAGGATATTCTGCACTTAATATTGGTGGAGATCTTGGAATTGGTGTTAGTAGTGTAGAACTGAGATATTTTGATCAAGATCTATCTCTATCAAATTATGCTGATGGAGATTTCATTTACCACGTTGGTAACGCTTCCACATCTTTTAATGGCAACTTTAGATGGTTGCAAGGTACTTCTGATGCTGAGATAATGACCCTCACGAAGGGGGGATTCTTGGGTATTGGTGTTAGCAATCCTGGTGCAAATTTACAAGTTACTGGTATAACAACTCTGAATAGCACGTTGTTTGTTCAACAGGCAGCAGAGTTTGCTGACGATGTTGTAATGTATCAAGGCTTATCATATTACTCAACGTCTGGAATTGCAACAGCATTCGACTTAAATATCCTGAATGATATTACAGTTAATGCTAATGCGTTCTTTAATGGGGTAATTTTTCTACCAGAAAACACAGTTATTAATAACACAAGTGGAATCAGTACATTCAATGATCTGAATATTACTGGAGCATTAATTATAGATAATGATTTTAATTATCTTACACAAAGTGGAATCACCACGGTTAATGATTTCACTGTAAATGGTATTTTAAGGGCAGCAGATGCAGATATTACAATCAATATTTCATCTGGAATCAGTACAATAGCTAATCTGAATGTTGCTGGTATATCTACATTTGGTGGTATAGCTACATTTTCTGCTGAAACTGAACATTTTGGTGATATTATTTTTAGATTGAATGAGTCAGGTGATTCACCAGCAATTATTGGAACTGGTGCAACAATAACAATCAATACTCAGAACATTGACATATCTGATGAGGTAACAATTGCAGGAGCTGTAACACTTGCATCAACTCTTGAAGTTGCTGGGCCTTCTATATTCAGTGTAGATACCAACTTAAGAACCAATACTGGAGTTAGTACATTCAATGATATCACCGTCACTGGTATAGCATCTGTCAGCAGAATAAATGGACCCGTATTTTTCGATGAACCTGACGGTTTTGATGGTGTAGGTCTCAGCACGTTTAATACTGATCTTTGCATTGGCGGTTATCTAACAGTTGGATTAGCTGATACTGCAAGAAGTGTTCTCGATGCTGGTTCTTCTCCGTCATCGTTTGCCATTCTTCCAAATGTTGATGGAGATACCGTCTCTGGAATTTCAACAATATATACTATTGATCAACCTTATGCAGGTGCAATGCTTTATAATTCAACACTTAATAAAATGCAATTCTTTAATGGAACTGCATGGGAAACTATCACTAGTTCATAAGAACTTGACAAGACCTTGAAATATGTGTATAATCTGGCTTGTCCAGGATGATATGAGTCACTAGGCTTTATGAAGACTATTGAAAGACATTGTTATGATGGAAATAAAATAACAGAGACCAGGGTTCTAGAGTTTGAGCCCTGGTCTTTTTATGACATTGAAGAAGTAATGAGTCTTATTCAAAAAGAACTCACTGTAGATCTTTTGAAGGGAAAGAGATTGATGTATCCTGCTGATAAAGGAGTCAATCGATTCTATGGTCATTGCTATCATTCAACGCAGGCATTATGTTTTCTTATCGATAGTGATAAGTTAGTATCATATAGTGGTGTAGATTATCGTAATGAAAAACACTGGTGGGTACAATATGGTGAGACTGTATATGATTGTACGGCAGAACAATACTGGTCAGTGAAAGAAAATCCACCATATGATGTAGGAAAGAAAACTAAATGGTATGGGTGGAAAGGCAGGCCACAACAGGTATCTCTTGAGTTATGCAAGAGGGTTCTTGGAGTGAGACTCAAAAAAGATTGGATAAAAGGTTGACAGGTGGGGCGATCTAACCTATATTAGCCAAGTGATCGGGACAGGAGTTCAACTCCCGAGGTCATACGTTCTTTAAATTCATTAAATGAATCCTACTATCAACATCTCTGTAGAAGTTCTTGCCATGTGGCAAAAAGTTCTTCTTACCTGTAACAATCCACTCGGTTTAACCGAAGAAATGTTGCAAGAATCTTTAGAGACTGCACCACCTAAAGACTACACTGATGCTCGTTTCATGGGACGTTATATCATCCCACGTCAGTTTGTTCGTTATGATGAAGCACAACAGCCTCGTGATAAGAACAATGACTCTGAGCACGTTAATAACCTAACCAACAACTTTAATACTGTTGGTTATCGTAAGGAATCTCAACCTCCTATTGCTTGCTTTGATTCACAAAGCACCAGTATCTACTCACTAAAAGCACAATCTGGTTATAATCGTGATGGTGCCTTGAACAATCTAGGTCAAGAGTGTTACATCTTTGACATTTATGAGTATGAAAATGAGTATGCTGAAGTGGTTGCTCGTAATGTAAGCAATCACCACAGCAATCCTCAGATGGATCAAAAGATCCCTGATTATGTAAAAGAGGTTGTCAACGCTAAAGAGCGTGGTCTAATTGAGAATGTTCAAGATTCTATTGATGCCTTTGTTGAAGTTATTGCTGCTGATCGTACTGTAACGCAACGTAGCAAGATTAAGAAGGCTTCCTATAGTGAGTGTGAAGTTTTCAGTAACTTCCGCACTTATAATTCTACTGGGCATGGCAAGAACACCTTGAATGGTTTCATTGCTTCTCAAAATCTTTGTAGACAAGGTATTGAAGGTCGCTCTAAAGAGGAGATTCAGGCACAGGGTTATATTGTATATTGCTCTGGTTCTGGTAACAACAAGTCTGTATGGGCTCGTGCTATTAGTAACTCTGTCAAGTATGGTGTACCCGTCTATGTGATAGGATACTCTCAGAATCGTGTAGACGATCTTGAAGAGTTTCGTGGTAAGTTCATTGCTGATTGGAATGAACAGAAAGAGACTTGGGTGAAGTTTGCCATGAGTATCTTTGATGATTGTGGTGAGTTTGATGAATCTCGTATTCAAGTCAAGTTGGCTGGATTCAAGGCGCAGTATATCAAACCCGATCCTAATGATAAGGGTCGTCCTACTGAACAGAACATCGTCAATATGTACGGTAATTCTATTCAGTTTAGATCCAATGCTGATTGCCTCACTCTGACTCAACCCTGAGTCCATGTGACAATCTGCAAACTGGTTGGGGGCCCTTCACAGGGGCCCCTTTTCTGCTATAATATCTATATCAACGCAAGAGAGCATGACCACCACCCTTCGCCCACACCAGCACAAAGCACTGAATGCGATGCTGGCATATGACAAGGGTCAGGTTATCATCCCCACGGGTGGTGGTAAAACAATGTGCATGATTCACGATATTGTTGAGAATCAGAAGTATATTGATAATGGTTCTACTATTGTTGTTGTTGCTCCTCGTATTCTTTTGGCAGAGCAACTCTGCAAAGAGTTTCTTGAGGTAATTGATACTACTCACACTCATGTGATGCATGTTCATAGTGGTGATATTGAGTATTTCAGTAGCACCAAACCAGAAAAGATTGCACTGTTCAACAACACTGCAAGAGCTGCTGGTGAGAATGTTATCATCTTCACTACATATCATTCATTACATCGTCTTGTAGAGGCAGACATTGAAGTCAATACGATTTACTTTGATGAAGCACATAACTCGGTTCAGCGTAACTTTTTCCCTGCTACGGAGCACTTTTCTGCTGATGCTGATCGCTGCTACTTCTTCACTGCTACTCCTAAGCATTCTCTTACTGTTTTCAAACCAGGAATGAACGATCCTGAAGTTTATGGTCAGGTAATTTGTAATGTTCCTGCACCAAAACTGGTTGAGGAAGGTTACATTCTTCCTCCTAAGGTTGTTGTTCATCAATTGCCTCAGGGTGATTTCAAACTATCTGACGACAAGAATCTGTTAGATACGATTGATGCAAACTCACTCAACAAAATTCTGATTGCAGCACGTTCTACCAAACAGATTCTTCGTCTCATCGGTCAATCTGATTTCACGATGCAACTTCAGCAACGTGGCTATAACTGGATGTATATCACTAGCAAGACTGGTGCTATCATCAACGGCAAGAAAGTATCCCGTGAGGTATTCTTCAAGACTCTTAATCAGTGGGGAATGGATGACACTCGTTTTATCGTAATGCATCACTCTATCCTGTCTGAGGGTATCAATGTCAAGGGACTTGAAGCAGTTCTATTCATGCGTAATATGGACTTTATCGGCATCAGTCAGTCAATCGGGCGTGTAATACGTCTAGGAGGCGCTGAGAAGACTTTTGGTCTAGTATGTGTGCCAGTGTTTGATAAGGTGGGCCTTAGCACTGCAAGGAGCGTTGAGGCGGTTGTAAATACAGTATTCAATGAAGGGCAACCCGCTGTTTCTGTGGTGCGCCGCTAATGCTATCAGATAATATTTACGATCTGGTGATTGAGACCGCTAAATCTTCATCGTCTAAAAAGCAAGTAGGAGCCATTCTTCTCAACAAAAATAGGGTGCTTTGTACTGCAACTAACCTTGAATCAAAAACACATCCAATACAAGCCAAGTTTGCCGAACGTGTTGGATTGCATCAGAAAATTTATCTTCATGCTGAGATCGCCGCTTTAATTAAATGTAAAGAGGATGCAGATACAATAGTTGTGGCAAGGTTGGGTGGTCATAATCATGATGAACTTCGTATGGCAAAACCCTGTCCTATATGTGCATTAGCACTCAAAGAAGCTGGTGTGGGCAACATACATTACACAACTAACAATGGATTCTTTTACGAATATAAATAATTTCTGAAATAAGATTTCACCATATGAAATTCATTAAGTATGTGCCAGTTTTAGTTTTCTTTGGACTTTTGGGTGCTGGTATTCAACATGGACAAATGCACCTATATAACTCATCAATGCCGCATGTCCATGCAAATGGAGTAGTGCATATTCATTAATTTTGATTTTATGATACAACATGCTGATGCTCCTAATTATAAGTTTTCTGACTTTATCACTGAGTTTCCGAATGCATTAGACGAAGAATTTTGTAATCATTGCATTGAAAAATTCAAGACTGATGATAGAAAATATCCTGGAATAGTTGGATCTGGATTAAATGAAAATCTGAAAGTGTCAATGGATCTGGTGATATCCGATAATCCAGATTGGGAAGAAGAAGATAATAAATTTTGTGCCAGTGTATCACACTATTTTAAAAAGTATTGTGATATTCATAAATTCATGAGTATGCCCCAATATTGCCAAGATTGGGGAGATCAAGGATATCAAATTCAAGAAACAAAACCAGGAGGATTCTATAGTTGGCACCATGATTTTGCGCTTTCTTCTAACGATGGTAATGGCCATCCAAGATATCTTACATTTATCTGGTATTTGAATGATATCCATGAGGATGGATACACTGAATTTGTTGATGGAACAAAAATACAACCAGAGACTGGAAAAATGCTGGTATTTCCAGCTATATGGACATATACACATCGCGGATATCCACCAAAGTCAGAGACGAAATATATTTGCACAGGTTGGATTCATGGAGTTGAATGATGAATAAATTATTACTTGAAAATAACTACTTGCTGATTCCTAATTTTATTGATATTGAATCTGCAAAAGAGTTGTCAGATCAACTCAAAAATGATCATGAAAAAAACAAGTATGAAGGTGATAGTCAGGCACCAAACTCAGCCTGCGTATATAATCATGAAGGATCACTTAAACTATTACATGAAAAAGTTAACGATCTTTCTGTAACTGTTGAGACTCAACTTCTACCAACCTATGCATATAGTAGGATCTATTCAAATGCAGAAGAGTTAAAGAAGCATACAGATAGACCAGCATGTGAGTTAACAGTCTCTGTCAATTTGGATGCAGATGCTGATTGGCCAATCTACATTTGTGATCATAACAATGAACCACAAGAAGTAATAATGCAACCAGGCGATGGTGTTGTATTTCTTGGATGTTATTCACCACACTGGAGAGATAAATTTGAGGGTACTTTTTGCTCTCAAGTATTTTTACATTATGTGAGAGCAGACGGTGCAGCTGCATCTTGTGCTGGAGATACTAACAAGGGTCAAATTGATGAATCATTGATGAGATGTATAGTATCTGAGGAATATGTTAAGATGGGCTGGAGACCACCACCACACGTTAAGACAGAAATGGAAAACATTTATACGGGCGAAAAACAATATGCTGATGATTTGATGCATGGTATTGTTTACTATAAAAATATCTTTTCACCAGAAGACTGTAAAGAACTGATGAACTATTTCGATGATAATAGTTCGTTATGGAAACCAGCACTAACCACTGGTGATATCTTAGACAAGAATGAATCATCAGAATCCAGAAAGTGTGATCTAATTGAGATTTCAACTGAAGCAGGGCCTAAAGAAAAGGAATTGGATGATAAACTATTCAAACTGTTCAATGCTCAACTAAATGATTATACATCCAGATTCAAGCACTTGACCATTGAAACTGATGCTGGATATACAATGTTAAGGTATCGTGCTGGTGGTGAATATATTGAGCATGTTGATCATGGAACACAGACTAATAGAGCTTTAACAGCAATTCTTGGATTAAATGATGCTTATGAAGGAGGGGAATTACATTTTTGGGGTGGGAGACATAAAATGACAATTGAACCCGGCTCAATGGTAATATTCCCAGCTACATTTCTTTATCCACATAGAGTTTGTCCAGTTGAATCTGGCACTCGATATTCTATCGTAACTTGGTTTGTATAATGTCTTATTTTAAGTGTAAAATTCTTACTTCTTCCAGAATCAAAGCAATTTTCAAAGAAATTAAATATGCTGAATGGCAAGATGGAGTGGAAACATATGACTCCGTAAGGGGAAATTTGCATGGAATAAAGAATAATCTGGAATGTGAAATAGACCCATCTATTGTTCATTATGTTCTTGATAAAAATGTGGATTTTTTGAAATATACTTATGCATTCATGAGTTCAGATCCAATTGTAAGTAGGACGCCAAAGGGTGGATATTATAAACCACATTTTGATGAACCAAAATGCGGCCATTTTAGTACCACTATATTTTTAAGTGATCCAGATGATTATGATGGTGGGGAACTTGTTCTACTGATAGATGGTGAGGAGAAAAGTTTTAAACTTAAACCAGGAGAATCCATTACATATGAGACTGGTACTCCTCATCGTGTTAATGAAGTCACTAGAGGTGATAGATATGCAGTTGTATTTTGGACAACATCAGTCATAACAGACATAGAAGATTTGCGGGCCTGGAGATACTATGATATGATGTCTGAGAAGCACATGGATGATCTTGACCATGATGATCTAATCTCTTTCAACAATTCTTTGTATACGCATTTTAGAAACAAATGCAATAAAATCTTCAGAAAATATATTAATGTCACGCCTTAGTAAAGAAAAGATTGCAGAACTGTTTCCATATGAAACTTTTCCTATTCGTATGGAATGGGTGGAAGGAAAAATAAACAAGATAGCATGGTTTGAATGCCATGGGCACATGCAAAAACAATATGATAGGGTAAAGAAACCACGTCTAAAAGTTGATGTCCGATATAAAGATCCCTCATTAAAACCACAAGAGAAACCCAAACGCAAGGTATCGTCTCCAAAAGTAACAAAAACCAAAAAACCCATAGCGAAAAAAGCAGAAGCGATCAAGACTCCCTCTATTGCAAAGAAAACGACAACAAAGGCTAAAGCACCTGTCAAGAGGGCCCGCCGCAAGAAAACCAATTCGTGAACTGGTCTGATCGCTTGCCATAGGAACAGATTTGATGTATATTGGCTATGTTGAGAGGGATAACCCCACCACATGACTGCCACACTAGCACAACACACTGCTCAGATGGACGCTCGGAACACCATTCAACTGAATGTCACTAAGTTTTGCCTGATGCTCTGTGATGCACTCACACAGACTGCACCAACTGGTAGCAACTATGGGTTCTATCTTGATTCCGTGGGTCGTAAGTATCACAAGATCTTTATGACTATCAATGGCAAACGTGATTCAATTCATGCCTTCATTGATAAGAAGACTGGTGAGGTTTACAAACCAGCATCAATCAAAGCACCAGCTAAAGGTGTCCGTTTCAACCTCTTGATCATTCAAGAACGTGAGTTTGTGCTGGATAATTGTGAATGGACTGGTGGTTATCTCTACCGTAATGCATACTATCAGGGTGCTTGAATCATGATCGAATTTAATCAACGTCATTGGAAACTTATTTTTGATGCTGTTCGTAAAGATCAACAGCGTCAAGTTGTTGGTAGTAAATTTTACGAAGAGTACAATGATATTTTGAATAGCATTTACTTTCTTGCATATCCCAAAACCAACAAATGAAAGACTGGAGAGTTTATTGCCGCGCTGCTTTCAATGCACTCCGTGCTAACGCGGAGCTGTGGAATGATCCTGACTATTTTCGTCCGATCACGCGCATTTACTATGATTTAGTTTTTTGTTCTGGATACAATCACACTGGATTGATCAGTGAAGCAGCACTGAATGACTCAAAAGAGCGTACAAATGATCATTGTTTGTCGCCACAGTTCATCGCCAGGATGATCATGGACAATCCAGATCTGTACCTGTCCGATTATACTGTATTTGAGAATCTATTCAACCTAGCAAGAACCACAATATGTGTCACCAAGTCTGAAAACAGACAGTTGAGTATGCTGACAGACAATAATGGTGTGGAATACAAAGTTTATATCCCCACCAATCTAAAGTACCAGCATCTTGGTATCAAATTGTATGAGAAGGTTGGACAACAATTCAAAAATGCTGTAGAATATGATGGCAATGTTGGAGATATTGTTCCTCAGGATTTGCTAAATTATGAAAAACAATTCTTAGTCAAATGAAGTATCTATTTGTTGGTCTTGTAGCCACTGTTTTGTGGGAGTTTGGCCATCCATTCATCCCTGGTCTTGTCGTAGACCATGAACATACACATCAATCTGATTTGTATGTGCCTTTTTGTAAGCAATGATTTCTACTATGAACAGTCCATACAATAGCGGTTTTGAAAATTCCCAATTCATTCGCTCAAACAAGTCTTTTGAAGAGCAACGTAAAGGTCGCCTAGCTGAATCTATCGATGAGTATCTCAATGAAGGTAGAGCAAATGGTGACGTAGAAAGTATTGATGTATTCTATCAGGATCTTCGTGATTGTATTCAAGATCTGATTGATTATCACGGTAAAAGAAAAGATCATGCCGTTGAGGCACTATCGGCAGTTCTAGGTCACAGGCCAATTCCCGAACTGGGCGAGGAACTCCCCATGCCGCAAGGCAATCGTCTATAATAGCCAAGTAAAGGAAACGGACTCAATGCAGAACAAGCACATCGAACACATTGAAGATTCTATTCTGACGGGTGATCTGTCTGCTATTGACCTTATTTACAATCCTTCACACATTTCTGTGAAGATGGACGGTTCTCCTGCAATTGTATGGGGAACTGATCCTGCAACTGGTACATTCTTTGTTGGCACTAAAGCTGTGTTCAACAAGAAGAAACTTCGCGTTGCTCACTCTCACGATGAGATTGATCAATTCTATGATGATGAAGTGGCAGAGATTCTTCATGTCTGCTTCAAGTATCTTCCACGCACTGATCAAGTCTATCAGGGTGATTTCATTGGTTTTGGTAATGGCACCAAGTTCGGTCAAAATACTATCACCTATGTTTTCAATGAGTTTGTAACTCAAAAGATCATCATTGCTCCTCATACTTTCTACTTTGACATGGATGAGCAAAATGATCTTAGAGAGATGACTGCATTCCCATTGTTGCAACTCTTTGATGATCATCCTAAGATCAAGTGGGTCCAGCCTTGTGTTGATCGTATCAAACCAGAGGGTATTTCGGCACCCAACATCAACAAAGATGTTGTCAATTTTCTTGATGAGAAGACTGCAAAGGTCTGCAAACAGATCATCAATGCATTCATCAGGGAAGGCAAAGAGATCAACGATGCATTACTTACTGAGATCTTCGGTTGTAAGTATCTTGCCAATCTGTATATGATGGTGATTGAAATGAAGGAAGATCTGATGGATTCTCTGATCATCAGTGATGCTCCAAGATCATACATCAATGGTCTTGAAATCAAGCAGGAAGGTTTCATTATCTCAGATGATTATGGTGACATGATCAAACTTGTAGACCGTGAGATCTTCAGTGCTGCAAACTTCAATCAACGCAAGCGGTGGGCAAACTAATAAACTAGCCTGGCTGCCATCAGAAGCGCCTATAAGGTGCTATACTAGTTCTATTCAACGAATCCCTTTGTTATGATCAACACAAACATTCAAGATACCACTGACCCTAAAGATTGGGAAGACTTTTGGAATGGTGATGAAGAATCAATTCTCCAAGAGTTAATGCAACCCAATTACAATTTACAGTATGTGAAAAACATACTTGATAGTGAAAAGAATGATTGAACTTCCAATTGATTTCCCACATGAACCACCAACAGGATACCGATATGAAACGGTACAGTTTAAAAGTAATGTTGTTGCAATCTGGACTGTATGTAATCCTGGGTTTAGTTACAATAGTGGTAATGACATTCGTTGTATCTGGGGATTCTACAATACAAAGAAGCAACAATACCATTCACCAATCAATTCAAAGAAAGTAGGAAAGATAGTTGATGTTAAAGACACACGGCCATATACATCAATGCCAATTCAATATCAAGGATTAGAGGCATTCTTTGTATAAACTGTTTTTTCCATATCGGGAACTGTAAGCATGACCAATGAAGCGAAGCAGGCGAAAATATGGAAAAAATAGGTCTTTGCTCCTGTGGTGGTAAGGGTTCTCAAGGTAGATCCGCAACAAGGTGACAGCATACCACCAATTCAATCAAACCAGTTGGGGAACTGGCTAAAACCCCTTGTCAAGCGTCTCAAAATCTGCAATACTATAAGAGTCAAAGAAACGGATTCAATGCGGGACTTCATCTGTGCATACTTCGGTAAGGGTTCTGACGGTAAAGACTGGACGATCACCGCAAGAGGTTTTGCCAATAGTCAAGAAGCAGAAAAGCATGGTCTGTTTATGATGCCAACACCAGGGTGTTTTGGTTTTGCCGTGATTGCCGAGAACGATCTTCAAGATGGTTGGCATCTGCGTCTTGAGCGTAGTATGCTCTCACCTCAGAATCGGGTGATTCAAGATAATCTTAACAATTACAAGATCACCTCTTTCTGAACCAGTTGGGGAACTGGTACAAACCTCTTGACCAGGATCCCAATCCGATGTATATTGGCCATGTTGAGAGGAATACCACTCAACTGCGGTGACTCCCTTGCTAGTTCAGAGTCAGCGGCGATAGGAACTAGCAACAAACACATTTTCATTTCTAAAATGCAACTCGTTGATTCTGCTGTTCAGGTTGATTATTTTCCAGTCGGAACAGGTAAGCGTTTTGTTCAACGTACAATCTGGCATCCTGGTGTTGAACAGGCAATGACTTCATTCCGTACTGTGACTAAATCTGAAGCCATGTATGATGCACAACAACGAATCAATAATGGTTCGACAGTTGTTGATTTCAACCTAGAAGAATATGCTGGTTCTGATTATACTCCCATGTCTTGCTGATCTCTTAACTTCTAATCAACACACTGCAATGATGGCACGTCAATCAATCATCGAAACATTATGAAAAACTATCGTGTTCGTGTTGAAACTTATGATGGATGTGTTACCATCTGGTGGGAGAAATCAAAGGCAAAAACTGCCGACAAATTGATTCTCAATCGTGTCTACAATCAACTTTGTGGATTGAATATCAAGGAAGTTTCTGTTACTCCTTCTGTCTGAAATCATGAACTACACTCTCAAGCAACTTCAAGAACGAGTCAACAAACTTGTCGAACAACAGGGTGAAGATGCAGAATGTGCCGCATGGATTTATACCAAAGAAGATATACATGTAAAGGATGAAAATGGTGAGGTTGATTATGATCATCAGGTAGAAAATCCTGCACTGATTGCACGTATCTTTGATGATGTAGGAAACATTGATTATATCTACACTGTGATTCAAGAGGCAGTGGATGAGGTCACAGAGGAGCAATTCATGTCATATCAGCAAGAGTTAGTTTGATGAAAGTACCATCACATGAAGAATTACTTCATCTTAAAATTCAGGCTGCAATGAGAGAAAACTCTTTTCAAGATACTGAATTAAAATATCTTGGTGAACGGCAAGGTCATCATTGGTATTTGATTGATGGTCAGCATAAGGTGTCAACAAGTGAAATAGAAGGGTTTGAAAATGTCAATGAAGATTGATACGATTGGTAGAATTGTAGGATCATTTCTTGTGGTCACTGCATATTTCATCATCCTACATGTCAATCTCCAATTAGGTGTGATTATGCAGTTCATTGGTGATGCAATCTCTGTGCCATTCTTTATTAGAACTAAGTCATGGGATGTAGTCATTATGCTTACATTTCTATTAATCATTTCATCTTCTAAACTATTACCATCCATCTAATGAAGTTTACGACCTATTTCCTCTCTACAACAATTTTCATCATCATTAGTCTCACCACCTATCTGTTAGTCCTGTCACATCAAATGGGTCAGATCAACTACCAAAATCATTCCATTCAAGGAACGTTATAAATCATTATACACATATACATCAAATGAATTATACTAAACAACAACTCATTGATGCACTCTGTCATGAATGGGATTATATTTGTCATGATGATCCTGATCCTGATGATGATACTCCAGAAGAATACAGACTTAAACTTGAATGTTATTCATTAGATGAACTCATTGAAGAAACATCTACTGATGAATATTATACATTAGATGAATTCATGGAGAATCATGGATAATAAAGAGAGGTTAAATCAACATAAAGAAGAACTCAGACTTCTTGGTATACAAATTAGATCTTTCCTTAATACATCTAATGATGTCATACAACAGTTAGATGAAGGTCTATTCGCAGAGAATACTAGCCAGAAAGAACGTTTATCTATTTGTTTTGAGTGTGATTCATATAATAAACGACGTGATTTATGTAAAGAATGTGGTTGTATTATGAGAATGAAAACTAAGTTAAATGCTGCTAAATGTCCATTACATAAATGGTAATTAAGAATACTAATCCATGGAACGTAAAACCTTGCAAATACTGTGGTTGTCTCCCACCTAAACATCATTGGAGACCTTATACGTGGATGTATAAACATCAAGAAAGTTGTAGTAAAAAACCTATTAAAGATAGTTAAAAAAAGGTTAATTAAATATGGCTGGTTAAATTGTTTCTTATTGAGAATTGTTCTCTGGATACTATCCAATAATACCTCTCTAAATGTGTAGATAAACCTTTGAGAATGTGCTTACTAAGCACGTAGTAATGTGCGGAGTCGTTGTGAGTAAAGCCCGTTCTAACACAGGAAAGAGTCTTTGTCAACCCACAGATTTATCAGAATTTTCTCAGTAAGGTCTCGACTAGATATGCAACACTTATCATAGATCTCGACTAGATTCGCATATATACTGCTATAATCATTATATACAATCTCGACTAGATTCACATGTACGAAGATTTCGCACTAGACATCACTATCGAATCACACTATAAAGATCTCGACGAGAATGACACATGTGCATATGATCTCGACGAGGATTACGCACACAACACATATGATCTAGTAGAGCTTGCATATAAGCATTATGCATGATATACTAGTACGAGATGCGCACCCACCCATGGCACACGTAATGTCTGTTGCACACAAGCGTCAGGTACAGGTAACACTAGACATGTACGTGTATGATGACCTAGAGCTTCCACGTAATGATGATGAATGGGCAAAGCTATTAGGATTAGAAGGTGATGAAGTTTTGTCTTCAAGTGTAATTAATATGCATGAAAATATGTTTTAGATTATTAATAGTACATTTGTCAAGGGGCCCTGTGCCAGTTCGTGAAGTGTCACAGTATCCCTTGAATTCTAATCCCGTTCTGGTAATGTAGCCATGTTCGGGATTTTTTCTTGAATATTGTTAACAACTCATTCGTCACTAAGTAACAATCAATGACTGTCACTCAAGAAACATTTAATGCTTACATTCAGATTCTGGATGAGAACACCGAAAGCCAGGTAGATATTCTTAACGTGCTAAATGACATCGTTCGTGGAGATTGGGACAATTCAGTTAGTTATACTTTAGAGAACAATTCTGATCCAATGGATGACTTCAACTATAGGGGCAGTAAGTATCACTATTGAGTGTGACGGTCGGCAAGGTGGCACAAGCCCTCTTGCTTTCTCCCTTCAGATCTGCCATTGTGGCCACATACCAAACAAATCCCTTCAAATGCAACTC